GCTAGTTTGCCTGCCGTCATCAACCGTGGTCGGAAGTACGACAGGAACAGGCCCTCAAGCTGGCTCCAAGTACGCGTGTCGTCACTCAAGTCGAGACGCGCAGGCACCACTGCGGCAGCCACCATCCCCGTGGCGGTCTGCAAAGCAGTGGGACACATCACTTGCACAGAAATTGCGGAAGGGCAGCACGTGAACGTGGAATTGCCGCCAGTCCTGGCGCCCGGGGAGGGAACACCAATGAACTCAGTGGCAGCAAAGAGACCGATGGCACCACCAGCAGCCTCTCCAGCGTAACACGTAGGACGCCAAGACGGCAAACCTCTGTCGTCGCGGAACGTAGCACACATACTCCAAGTTGAGTCTGTGTTGATGAGCTGCGTTGTGCGTACAACTGAGTACGGACCGACTGCCCGGGGCAGTGGTGCGTGAGCCGAGTTGAAGGCGTCCCAAGCTCCCATCGGCAAAGACCGTGGAATGGACGTGCGGGCGCTTGAAGCACCCATGGCCTTGTTGACAGAACGCAGAGCGCCCTGTGCCAAGACCCTGTCTCCGCGAGCTCGAACCCCATCGACTCGCCTGGCCGCCCCCTTCTTCTTCTTGGTCTTCTTAAGAATGCGAAAGGTGCGGCCTGCCATGGTGTAGCTCCGCTTCGAGCCACGTGGCGGGTGGGGGAACTTAGGTGCGTGGTGAAACCTTTCAGTTGGCTACTGAAGAACTTGCTCACCATATCCCCCCGGGCAAAGTGCCCCAAACGACGTACCACTAGCCACCCCAGGTGCTTTAGCAGACCGCCATGGGTGGGTACCATGCGCTGCAGCAGACAAACAAAGAACTAGAGGCGTCAAGCCAGCACCTCTAGGAATGTGAGCCCTTCAAGGGGGAACCGAGCCATCATCCTGCAGCATGGAACGCACCGTACTCTCATACGCTACGCCGCCTTAAGCCCTGCGGCTACGAGGATGCACCTACTAGAACAGCCGGCTAGCTGTCATCACAGGCGTTGGCCTTCACCTTTGCATGGTGGAACATGCGGCGACTGGCTAGGGATCCTACATTACGTCATAGTAGGACCGACCCTTTCGGGCCCCCCCGCAGGGGCGTAAGGTAATTCCGGCGGCTGGTCAGGGCCGACCATTTGAGTAAAGGGGTAGAGCTAGCACGCAAGGGCGCGAAACACGTAGCCCAGTGGGGCCCGCGAAAAGAAAATTGCTAGATACCGACAAAATGCCCTGGGAGTCCACTGTCGAGTCAACAATCCCAGCCCCCCCGCCTAACGACACCACGTCCCCACAGCCTTTCGGTGCGAGGAGCAGTGCCTCCTGAACAAAACTTGAATTCAGGTGACACGTGGCGCGAACGCCTGGCGCAAGCGCCGGCCGTCACAGCTCCAAAATCGCAGCGAGGGCGACGCCGAGGCCCTCTGCTGTGTGGTGGGATAGGAGTGTCACGAACTCGTCGTACTTCTCCCTCTTGATCCACCCAAGATTGTGGAGCAGGTCACGCTCTACGGACGCGTCCGTCACGAGTCCAGCCTGGATCTTGGCGACGATGTGTGTATAAATGTCGTTGTACGTCTTGAGTCGGTTGTACAAACGGTCATAGAACACCTTAGGGTCTATCCAAGGCTCGGAAACAAGGCTGTGTACAACGTCACCTGCGAGCCGCATGGTGTCGTCATAATTGAGCTTGATGCCACATACCCGCTTGGTGTCGTTGATCTCGGCGCGAATCGTCTCGGCCTTATTGAGAAAATACAACCCAACACTGGGAACGTGGTCAGCGAACTCAAGCGCCGCGGCGTACAATGATGGCAAGATTGCAAGGTTGAATCTCGTCCTGTCGCCACAGTGCGCAGCCTCGCGTGCCTCGACGCAGATGCTGAAACACCTGTTGATGAGCTGCCGTGGTAGGTCGGGTGAGTATCGCTTGGGGTCCAATCCTCTTTCCCCAACGTACATCTTCCACCCAACGAACTCAGCAACGTCACCCGGTTGTCGGAAGTGAAGCTTGGGGTTGTGCCCCAGTCTCTCCCAACGTGCCGTGAGTGTGTTGACCTCGACCTTCGTGAAACAGTGGTCGGTAGCTCCGAGGCTGTCGTCGCCCTCGTATGCTTCCTTCCATAGTACATGATAGCCGAAGACACACAACGCCTTCTCACAGCCCGGGTCGGCAAAATTGACGGCCTGCTTACCAAAAACGACCCACGTGTTGCAGGCCTTATTGATAAACCAGTTGCCACTCGAGGTGGGCCGGCCGCCAGACCGCTGGATAGCGTCAATCGCTACCTTCCATGGCTTATTGAGGGTGTCCAAGACGTTGCCCTCAGCCGTAGGATGGCTAGTGATATGACCATTTCGCGGTTTGCCGTTCTTGCCACGCACGACGAACTTGGTTTTCTTCGACTTGATTGACGTGAAGAAGGCATCCGCCCATCCTGCCTC